TCCGGGTCTATGGGCTGCGGCGAGGGTGGCGAGTACCACAACGGCGCCTACCACTTCCTCACGGTCGATGGTCAGGTCATGAGCACTGGCAACGGCAGCTATGCACAAACGGGCGATGACGACCACGACCACCGCTATGCGCCGTCGCCCATCCTGTTCTGAATTCCGCCGACTCCAATCTCCATTCTTCAAGGACTGTTCATGGGAACTGTTTCTCTGGGCAAGATTGCCTTTACCTGGCGCGGCGCATATGACGCCAGCGCCACCTACGCCCGCCAGGACGTGGTCGGCCACCACGGCGACAGCTTTGTGTGCCTTACGGACGCCACCACGGGCGTGGCGCCGCACGCCAATTCGCCGGCCTGGGATCTGTTTGCCCAAGGCACCCAAGGGGTCTCGAGTCTGCCGGGCGAGGTCATCTACTTCGATGGCAATCAGCTGGTCGCCTTGCCCGTAGGTCAATCCGGGCAGGTGCTCACCATCGGCGCGCAGGGTGTGCCGGTCTGGGCAACGCCTGATGTGCGCTCAGGCACCAAGGCGCTGAAGTTGCCAGAAAACGCCAGCAACACACAACCCAACAGCTACCGCCAGTTTGGTCTGATCATGACCGATGGCAGCATCCGCGCCTGGGGACGCAACGTCAACTTCAAGCTGGGGGACGGCACTACCTTCGCGCGCTCTTACCCGGCACGCACGGCGTTCCCGCCGGGCTTTCCGGGGGCGGACAAGCTCTATTACAGCCACGATACCAACGGCTACTGCATCGACAAGAACGGCCAGCTCTGGGGCTGGGGGTTCAATGGCTATGGACAGCTCGGTACCGGCAACACGGCCAACCAGCCGGTGCCGTACAACATGAGCGCCAATGCCAGTAACTCGATCGCCGGCAAAACCGTGGTGCAGCTGGCACAAAACTGCGGCGTCGAGGGATTCAACAGCACCCTGGTGCTGTGCAGCGATGGCACGGTCCACGCCTGCGGCTACAACGCCCATGGACAGCTGGGCTTGGGTGATGTGACCCAGCGCAACAACTTTGTGCAGTTGCCGGTGCTCTCAGGTATTACCCAGATCGCTGCCGGGCGTGAGCGCTATACGGCTTACTACGCCGTCAAGAACGACGGCACCCTGTACTCGTGGGGTTACAACGCCAACGGCCAGCTGGGCGACGGCACCACCAATCAGGCCAACGTCGCCATGCCGCGTGCCGGGGGCAGTCTCACCGGCAAAACCATCGTCAAGGTGTTCGGGGCTTACGTGCACGCCTTTGCCTTGGACAGCACCGGTGCCCTGCACGCCTGGGGCACCAACGACTACGGGCAACTGGGTAATGGCAATCTGGCCAACCAGTTCACCCCGTTGCAGGTGGCCACCAACGTGGCCGATGTCTACGCAGGCAGCTACGACTACCCGCTGACCTTTCTCAAGAAAACCGACAAGACCCTGTGGGCCTGCGGTGCGGGGGCGTACTGGGGCAACGCCAATGGCAGCAACAGCGGCAACTTTGTGCAAGTGCCGGTGGGCAATACCGTGGTCAAAGCCGTGCATGGCGGCACCGGCTCCTACAACTATGGCGCCGCCTTGCTGGAAAACGGCACCGTCTGCGCCTGGGGCTACAACGGCAATGGCGCGCTGGGACTGGGGGATGCCACCAACCGCAGCAGTGTGGAACTGGTGCGCATTGCGCAGCGCCGTGTGGTTGATCTTTCGTCCTATGGGTCCAGCTCTGAGCAAGGCCTAGTGTTTCTGCTCGACGATGGCCAGGTGCTGGCTAGCGGCTATGCCGGTGAAGCGCAGTTGCCCGAGGACGACAGCGAAACCAGCTATGTGCCTTACCCCGTCATTCTGTAGGGGGAGCCATGCCAAATACCGCTTTGTCTGAAGCGATTAAAGAAGCCTACGCCAGCGCCCCGTCTGAGCAGATCATTTTGCACACGCTGGAATTGCGCCATCCGGCCTTCGTCGACGACGCAGGTCAGTTGGTTGCCATTCGGGTGGTGCGCGACACCAGTGATCTGTGGGCTCGGCTGGAATCGCAAGCCCCGCTGCAAGCCGGCGAGCGCGTGCAATTCGTGGCCATGGGCTTTGAGCTGGACTTGCCGCCAGTGGACACCATGCCGGTGCCGGAAATCACTGTGACGCTCGACAACGTGTCGCGCGAAATAGTGCGCCACCTGGATGCGGCCGCCGAGTCGCAGTCGGTGATCGAGGTGACTTACCGGCCCTACCTCTCGACCGACCTGGAAGGCCCGCAGATGGACCCGCCGATTCACCTGGTGCTGACCGAGGTCGAAGCCAACATCTTCCGGGTGACCGGTCGTGCCCGCATGCTGGATGTGGGCAACAAGGCGTTTCCGGGTATCAGCTATACCGCCAAAACCTTCCCGGGCTTGACCCGATGAGCCCAACACCCCATTGGGCGGCCGAGTATATCGGTCGGCCCTGGCACGCCGGTGCACGTGGTCCGCAGGGGTTTGACTGCTGGGGCCTGTTCCTGGCTATCCAGCGCGAGCACTTTGGCCGTGACTTGCCGGAAATCCCGGTCGATGCCAATGACCTGCGCACCGTGATGACCACCTTTCGCGACCACCCCGAGCGACAGCGCTGGGTGACCGTTGTGCAACCCGCCGAAGGCGATGCCGTGCTGCTGCGCCAATCCCGCCACCCGGTGCATGTGGGCGTGTGGCTGGCCGTCGACGGCGGTGGTGTGCTCCACGCGGTCAAGGACGCAGGCGTCGTGTTCCAGAAGCTGCCCGAACTCCTGCTGCACGGCTGGCGGGTGGAGGGCTATTACCGATTTGTGGAGAGCAATTGATTCACGCCGAGCAAAGTGCCGTTGTCCTGCTGCGCAACCCCTTCCAGCCCAGCCAGCGCGAAGTGATGGTGGCCCACCCGAGCCAGACCATCCGCCAGTGGCTCGGTGCCCAAGGCATTGCCGAGTTCGACCAACCCACCGTCTGCATCAAGAACGGCACGCCGGTGCTGCGCGCCGATTGGGCGGTCACACCGATCGATGGCGTGGTGCTCTTCATCACCCTGCCGCAGGGCGGAGGAGGTGGCGGCGGCGGTGGGAAGAACCCGCTGCGCACCGTCCTGATGATCGCGGTGATGGTGGTCGCGACCGTCTATGGCGGCCCCTTGGGCGCGAGCCTGGGCTTCAGCGGCAACCTGGCCACAGCGGTCGGTTCGGCCATCATCATGACGGCGGGTTCCGCCTTGGTCAGTGCACTGGTGCCTCTACCTACGCCCAACATGCCGTCCTTTGCCGGCTCGGGCGGGAATTTAGCGCAGCCATCGCCCACCTACAGCCTGCAAGGCCAGGGCAACTATGCGCGGTTGGCCCAACCCATCCCGGTGGTCTATGGCCGCCATCTGGTCTATCCCGACCTGGCTGCCACGCCCTATGGCGAATACCAGGGTAATGAACAGTTCCTGCACCAACTACATTGCATCGGTCTGGGCGAATACGACATCGAGCAGATTCGCATCGAGGACACGCCGATTGCCTCGTTTGAGGAAGTGAGCTACCAGATCGTGCCACCGGGCAGCGCGGTCACGCTCTTCAACCCGGATGTAGTGACCGCGCCAGAGGTCGCCGGGCAGGAACTGCTGGCTGGCACTTGGACCGGGGGTTTTGCCATCAACCCTGCTGACAGTGAAGTCACCCATATCGGCATCGACATCCTGCTGCCGCGCGGGCTGTATTACGCCAATGACGCTGGTGGCCTGGACAGCCGCAGTGCCAGCTGGAAGGTCGAAGCACGAGCCATCGATGCCGAGGGCGATCCACTGAACGACTGGTTCACGCTGGGCAGTGAGAGCCTGACCTCTGCCACCACCACACCGCAGCGGCGCACCTACCTTTATCCCGTCGCTGCAGGGCGATACGAAGTGCGGGCCACGCGGCTCGATGGCAAAGACACCAACTCACGTGCCGGTCACGAGGTGCGCTGGGGCGAGGCCCGGGGCTATCTCGCCGGCGGCGTCACTTTCCCTGACAACGTGACATTGCTCGCCATCCGCATGCGCGCCACCGACAACCTGTCGCAGCGCTCCAGCCGGCTCATCAACTGCATCGTCACGCGCAAGCTGCCGGTCTGGTCGGTGGACTCTGGCTGGTCTGCTCCATTGCCCACGCGATCCATCGCCTGGGCCTTTGCCGACATCCTACGCGCGAGCTACGGCGCCAAGCTGCCGGATGCCCGGATCGATCTGGCCGCCTTGGCGCAACTCGATCAGGTCTGGGCCGGTCGGGGCGACCAGTTCGATGGCGTGTTCGACCAGCAGGTCACGGTCTGGGAAGCCCTGACCCGGGTCGCCCGCTGTGGCCGGGCCGTGCCCTTTCTGCAAGGCGGCATCGTGCGTCTGGTGCGAGACGAAGCCCGGCTCTTGCCCGTGGCGCTCTTCAGTCCGCGCAACATCGTCAAGAACAGCCTCAAGATCCAGTATGTGATGCCGGGTGAGGAAACCGCCGACGCGGTGACGGTGGAGTTCTTCAGCAGCCGCACCTGGAAGCCCGATGAAGTGACGGTGAGCCTGCCGGGCTCCAGCAGCACCAATCCGGCCAAGCTGCGGCTCTTTGGTTGCACCGCCGAAGCCCATGCGGTGCGCGAGGGGCTGTATCTGGCGGCGGCCAACCGCTACCGCCGCCGCATCATCACCTTGCGCACTGAGCTCGAAGGGCTAATTCCAACCTATGGCGACTTGATCGCCATTGCCCATGACATGCCCAGTTGGGGCGCGGGTGGCGAGATCGTTGCCTGGGATGCCGACACCCACACCGCCACGCTGTCAGAGCCTGTCCATTTCAAGGAGGGGCAGCCGCAAATACCGCACACACCACACGTCATGGCCCTGCGCCGACGCGATGGCGGTGTCAGCGGCCCGCATGCGGTGACACTAGGCAGTGATGCGCAGCAGGTGGTCTTTGCTGACCTGCCTGACATCCCCATCGAAACCGGCCTGTCGGCCGAGCGCACCCATTTCGCCTTTGGGGTGGCCGAGCAATGGAGCCTGCTGGCCCGAGTGATCGCGGTCCGCCCGCGTGGCGAGCAGGTGGAAATCACCTGCGTGGCCGAGCATCCGGCAGTGCATAGCGCCGATAGCAGTGCCCTCCAGATTTGAAAGGAAAGAAGATGAACGAACCCCACCTGATGGATGGCATGGTGGTCATGCCCCATGACGAATTTGAAACGCTGCTGGAGCGCGCCGCCGAGCGTGGGGCGCGCCACGCCTTGTCCGATGTCGGCCTGGATGGCCCGGATGCTGCAAACGACATCCGCGAGCTCAGAAATCTTCTCGACGCCTTCAACGAGGCCAAGAAAACCGCCGGTCTCACGCTGGTCAAGATGCTGGTCACGGGTCTCGTTCTGGCCTTGCTCGCCGGCACCATCGTCAAAATCAAACTGTTCGGAGGCCCGCAATGAGCCCGCTCTTCACCACACTCGCACCCGGCCTCTTCGAAGCCGGTGCCAAACTGATCGACCGCCTGATTCCCGATCCGGCCCAGCGCGAGCAGGCCAAACTCGCCTTGTTTCAGGCCGAGGGTCAGCAGGCCTTGCAGGAAATGCAGGTCAGCCTCTCGGCCATCCTGGCCGAAGCCAACTCAACCGACCCGTGGACCAGTCGGGCGCGCCCGACCTTTCTGTATGTGATCTACGGCGTGATCCTGCTGTCGGTGATCGGCAGCATCATCGGCATCTGGTGGCCCGCCGAGGTGTTCCAGGCAGCTGAAAACCTGTCCAAGCTGCTCAACGCCGTGCCGGAAAGCTTGTGGTGGCTCTTTGGTGCCGGCTACCTCGGCTACACCGGTGCGCGCAGTTTCGACAAGTGGCGCGGCGTGCCCAGGTAGGCTACGCCAGCGGCTGCAGCAATCGTAACAGCAGCAAATCATAGACCCCGTCTTCATTGGCTTCCTTCTTGGGTAGCCGGTGAAGGCGGGGTCTTTTGTCGTTTGTGCGAACCAGCCAGCGCCTACCAGTAAACATTGTCAATAGTAGGTGCCGGAGGTTATACTTGTCATAATAATTTTAAGCAACGGCAGGGTGTTTGCGGTCTTTTAGGGAGGCTGCGATGTACCCCCACCCCCCCCGAATTCGGGCGCCTCAGATAGATGTCTAGGGCGTAGCGAGCGGGGGTTTTCACAGGTGGAGGCGGGTTGATGAATCAACTCAATCAGATAGGCATTGGTGTTGTAGCAAATAATGACTTTTTAAAGAGTCACCCCGACCGCGAAACCACTGTCGCGGGTGCGGTAGCTATGCCTGAAAAGGACGCCCTGCACGAAATCAATAATGCCTTGCCCAAGGTCGCAATCCTTCTTTGCACCTACCACGGTCAGCACTACCTCGCTGAGCAACTGGATTCTTTTCAGGCCCAGTCTCACTCCAACTGGGAAGTCTGGGCTTCAGACGACGGGGTAGTGTCCGTGGAAGTGGTGTAAATCTGGCAGACGATGGTGGTGGCCATCGTCATCGAGAACTCCGGTAAGGT